CAGTAGTAGTTAAACATCCAGAAGGCTCTATTGATCAGAATGCAGTAGAAGTTACTATGTCAAGATTAGTACCTAATATGGCAAGAATTAGTATAAATGGTTATAATAATAGTGCTGTAATGATTGGAGGTCGTGTAGTTTTGACGAATTATCATACTTTTTGTGGAATGGATGGTGATTTGGAACAAGAGGGTTGTGTGGTAGAGCTTACGGTTGGACAAGTTAAGTATCGGTGTGAGTTTAGTCATGCACGTTTGTGTCGTATAGGCATAGATGCTGCTTTATATCAAATGGAAGCAACAATGGCGTTGACAAGAGATATCACACGTCATTTTATAACTGAAGAGAGTTTGAAGAATATGCAACGATTTCCAGCTATGATGGCAGCATCAGACCGGAATGGAATACCAGTAATATTTCGTATAACATCAGATGTTCGCCGTAATACTAGACCCATGTCTTATACAACAGAGAGAGCAAGAAATGATTTACAGTTGCAAAATGGAGTATGTTATTCAACAACAAAACCAACAGATATATCATTTGCGGAAGCAACAGCGTGGGCGTATCAATGTGATTCAATGCCAGGTATGTGTGGGTCAGCCATTGTTCAATTGGAGAAGATGGCGGCACGAAAAATAGTGGGAATACATGCAGCAAGTGATGTAAAGGGATTGGCGATAGCTCAGATAGTGACAGAGGAAATGTTGCGCGATGGGTTACGTTATTTTGGAGCCACCTTGCAACCATATGATCCTAAGGTAGATGCAAATAATCCAGAATTGGGATTAGTACAACCACATGGAAATTTAACAAAATGTGGAGTATTATTTAAGCATCCGAGATCAGCTGAGACAACAAAAATTATACCATCAATATTACATGGACAACTATTTGAACCTAAAACAGCACCAGCGGTTTTAAATCCTATGGATCCTAGGGCAGGAGGTCTGAGAGATACAACGCCTCTGCGAATGGGAATTGAGAAATACGGAAAAATAGCACCTATGGTGAATGGAAAGATTTTGAAGAGAGTAATTGAAAATGTTAAAGAGCTTATGTCGCCATTAGAAGGAAAAACAGAGAGAAGAATTTTAACACAAGCAGAGGCCTTGAATGGAATTGTTGGAGATGATTTTATTAAACATATGGGATGAAAACATCAGCGGGATTTCCGTGGAATCAAAATCCATTGGCTAAAGGAAAATGGCCATACATTCAGCATGAAAATCCACTGGATGAACACAGCAAATATGTTATTGTGGATAAAGAATTACAACGAAAAGTGGATACACGTTTTGTACAAGCTAAGAAAGGAAACCGTGTGGAAAGTTTGTGGATAGATACGTTGAAGGATGAGAGAAGATCTTTGGAAAAAGTTTTTGAAGGTAAGACCCGTGTTTTTACAAATCCACCGGTTGATTTTTCGATAGTTTGTAGGCGTTTATTTGGAGCTTTTAATTCAGCATTTTATGCTAACCGTTTAAAATATTTTTCAGCAGTTGGAATTGATCCGGGAGGATTGGAATGGACGATCATGTTTCAAGAACTTCAGAATAACTCGGATATAGGATTTGGAGGAGATTTTTCGGGTTGGGATGGTAATTTATCACCTCAATTTTTGATGGGAATATGTGACGTAGTGAATTATTGGTATAATGATTGTCAAGAAAATCAAATAGCAAGAGAAGTTATTTTCGATGAAATAATACATACACCACAAGTAGCTTTGAATGAAGTATATTATACGCATTTAGGTAATCCATCTGGAAATCCATT